ATTGATGCACCAGGCTGAAAGTCAGATTTAGGAGCGGGTAGTTGATTTGAAAGAATAGTTGTATCTCTAAAGATACGAACTGTAGAACCAGCAGTTGGTGCTGATGTAAAAGCAACGGTTCCACTACCACTGGTTGCATAACCAGAAATAGTAAATCCACTAGATTGAAGAACTCCGTCAATACTTACCTTAACTTCAGACTGACTCAACGAAGGAAAGGTAATTGTATATGTAGCCGGAGCTGTATAAGTTGATTCAGCCATTAGTTAGGATTGTTTAATTTTCTGATGGATTCGAGACTGCCTGCATTATTAGTATCACGACGTGTTCTGAAAGTTTCTGCAGCACGTTGTTTTTTGGTTTCATATAACTCATCAGTAAGGTCTGGATTGTTACGCCTTACCTCTGCCCAAGCCTTTTTACGTGCAGCTTCAAAACGTTGTTTAATAAGAGAGTTATGTAGATATGAATTCATCGGATCTAAATAGTTCTTATTAGAATTGCGATCATTAGTCATTCGCATAACAGACAGTTGTACATCACGACGCTCAGCTAGTTTATTAAGCTTGGCTTCTAAACCTTGCTTACCTAAATACTTTTGAAATTCAGAGCGAAGCTTGGGGTGTTCCTTTAGTTCAAGTCCATCAGGAGATGTATACGAGACAAGCCGTAAGTCATAATTACTATTCCACAGCAAAGTTCTACCAGGACTATTGTTAAGACTAATACCTACTGGAGAGATAAGATTATACATCTTCTCCATGAAGTTCCAATCTCTAATTTTTTCACCATTCAATACATCGTATTTGATAGCTAGATCTTCACCAGGTCCAAACTCAGAAGCAAGGTTCCTGTTACGAATAGAGCTAAAGATATCTTTATTGATCTCACGCATGGGTGAGTTTAATGTCTTACCAATATCATTACGCAAGCCTGCAAGAGGAATCGTGTTGTTAACAATATTACCTGCAATCTTTTGTAGCTGGTACGGCTCACCACTAGCTAGATCAATTAGTTGACCGACACCTTGTAGGTATGACTTACTGGTAACACCCCCACCAACAGTCAAAGCAACCTTAAGTAAACTTTGCTCAGCCCACTGGGGACCCATCAGGGACATATTGTCTCCAATATCAGCAATGGTAGAAAGGATATTATTGAACGGTTCGAATGATTCGTAGCTGACCCATACATCACCTGCTGGTGAAGGTACCTTGAATGAACGTGGCTGCCAGCCAGTATCCATCCATAGCTTACGAAGACGACGATCTTGTGGACCATTGCCTGTCAAGCCACCGTTGGCGTAATACATACTGGCCATAAAGGTGACACCAGATCCAATAGCTAAGCGTCCTTTACGGATGTTTTGTGCATTGATAAGATCTTGTGCTGACTCAATACCGTATTGTCTTACTGAATCAAGGTTATCTACAGTTGCACTAGCAATATTGCGGTACTCCTTACTAAGTTTCTCAAGAATAGGCATATGCTTAACGCCAAACTCAAGACCATTGATGCCTGTACGTGCAAATAGGAAGAAGGGTTTCAGCATAGGTGCTGAGTTGAACAGACCTTCAAGTTTCTGTGCAACACCAGACAACTCAGTTGTAAGAGTAGCTTCCTTAACTTGAGACTCAAGATAAAGATCACTCTTCAAATTGATGTTACCATCTTCATCTAACAACTTAGAGTAAAAGTTATTCTCAGCTACCTTTAGTGTTTCAGGTGTAATCTCTGCAATGTCACCCTTTTTAAAGGACTCCATTGTATCCAACATAGACTTCTCTCTTGCCCTGGCACGAGCCATAAGCATGGTAAAAGCATCGTCAGTAGCACCCATAATCTTGGTGCCATAAGTAAGGAAGTTCTTATCGTTTAAGGTACGGATCATATCTGTAAAACGATAAGCAGTTAGGTCCATATCAGTGCCATGAGTCTCTGCCCATTTGCCCATGATTGCCCACTGTTGGTCATTACGTGTGGCACCTTCAGTGAAGCGTGTTTTCATGTTGGCAATATCACCAGCCCAATAAGCACTTAGGTTTCGACGAAACAGTTGGAATGCTTCAGGTACTGCCTGGATATAAGCATTAGCGCCAGCAAGGCTTGCTCTAGCAAGTGCACGATCACCACCTGGCATCGAAGCACCAATGACAGCAGATAACGGTCTAAGGAAAGATGCAGTAGCTGTACCCATGATTGCTCTCACGGGCGTCTTAACACCACTGAGGATGCTATGTACCATCACAGAACCTAGTTCTTTGACAGCTTGGTTACCGTACTTCTTACCGTTGAACTTACCTCCACGTAAAGAGGCACGCATGTAAGCGTCAAAGTCAGTGAGGTTGTGTACATCATCAGACATAGCAAAGAACTCTGACAATGCCTTAGTCATATCATCGTTAGGACTTTCCTTTGCAAGCTTGAGGAAAGTAGTCAATGCCTCTTCTGATTCAGATCGCATTGCTTCAACTTTTTCTGCAATCTGTTTTTTTGCTTTAGGCGTATCAAAATCAAGTCCCTGCAGCTTCGCACCAGCGAGATAACGAGAGCGTTTAACGTTAGTAAGACCAACAATTAAACGATCAGCAGCGGCTTTTATAGGACCATCAGTATCAAGGATGTCAGCAACACCCGAGATTTCTCTCATACCAATACCAAGATCTCGTACCTGTTTAAACATAGAAGCATTGATAATATCTGCAGCTCTGATCGCCTCATTATTCCAAGAGCTAAGTCCACCGATAGTATCGGTATCACGAGACATAGCCTCAAAAAAAGCATCAGGATCCATATCAGAATAATCACGACCCATTGCTTCACGTACTCGATCTAAAGCACCACCATGAGTAGTACGCATTGATTGACCAGCTTTCTTAGCGTCCTTCAACATTTGCTGATAACGATCACTACTAACAAGATCTTTTACAATGCGCTTAAACTCTGTCTCTGTTACATCAACAGAACGTGCCATAGTCTCAAGCTGACGTGACGTGAATACGTTGTCAGTAGAACCAGCACCAGGTGTCGGCCAAGACCTACCTAGGTTGTCAGCTTGCTGTGCTACATCAAAGGGTTGCTTACTTGATACGGGGTTGCCTTGCCAGGGGTCAGCATAGTCTTTATTTTTAGAAGCTCGGAATGTATTACCAGGCTGACCAGCAGGTGGCACCTCAGTAGGATCAAGTCCTTCTATTTCAAGTTGCTGTGTGTTGGATTCACGAACACGAGCATCATCTGCAATCTCAGCAGTAGCAGATTCTTTTAGTTGGTCATCCCTATTCTTAAGACGTTCAGCATCAATGTTCTTACCGTCAGCAAAACGGCTGATGATCTTACTAATTGCTAAGTCAAGACCAACACCTTCAGCCATATTCTTCAGTGTTTTAAAAAATGGATGATCGCTATCTTTTGTCCCCAACACTGGATTAATAGTGGAGTCAAACCCAGACTGTAGAAACTCACCAGCCCAAGGAATACGTTCTAAGATCTTGCTGTCAGTAATAGCTTGAGTAGCATTCTCTTCTTGAGATTGTGATGACACAAGATCAGATGCAGCACCGAGAACAGTACCTCTAACAGCAATACTCGATATGCCTCTACCAATACCTGCTGCACCACCAGTTGCAGCAATGGATCCATAGTGAACACCTTGCTTAAGAAACTCACCCCACCATGTGTTTGTGAGATTATTCTTTTCAACATCCTCTAAGTAACCAATGACACCTAAAGGATCAAAGTCAGTTTGGGCTTCTCCTGTTTCTTGTATCTCTTCACTAAGACGACCTGATGCCATATCAATCATCCTTTCAGGAAAAGAAAGTAAGGAGCTAGCTGATAGTGCTAGGCCACCAACGCTGGCACGTTTTACTTCATCTACAACATTAACGTCAGACTTTTCATCCTCGTTGTTTTCTTCTTGAAGAAGGTTTGCCTCTTCAGTTCGTTCTTGGTCGCGTCTTTGTTCAACGCGAGCTGCAAAACCATCAAGTTGATCTTGGATCTCTTGAGGATCAATTAAATTTGGATCAATCATTACGAATTAAGCTCGGCTAGTTCTTCCGGCGTGGCATGTTTCAAGCCAACCCATCTACCAGGTCCACCACTTTTCCATAGAGAAGCAAACATCTGGTCTTGGGTTGCCTCATTAAATTTACGGCTACGTGAAAAACCTAGAGTAGAAATCAATTCTCTAAAAGTATCTCTTGTAAACTGATAACGACCGACAGCATGTAAACGACCTTGTGAGATCCACTGTGCATCAGTTACATCTAGTTCAGCCTGGAGATCGATGATTTCTCCAATTGTCATGTCAGTCAATGCACGTCCACCGTGCTGACTCATCTTCCTAATGTCTCCTGAGTAACCTTCAGTAGCGTTACCACCATCCACACCTATCTGGTTGACAGCGTTATAACCACCGACACTATCAGATTCATACTTACCTACAATGTCAGACTTACGCCTCATAGATGTAGAAAGTGGTGAATTAGTAAGTGCAGGACTATTGTAGTCAATATTGCTTTGAGATCTAAAAATACGAGACTTAGTACTGAATGGTTCAGTTAATACTTGTTGTAATGCAGGCTCAGCTTTTTCGTAAGCTTCCCTGCGGGAATCTTTCCCAAGTTCTTTGCCAGTATGTGCACGGTATTGCATATTAGCAAGGTCCCAAGGAGTAAGTTTTTTATGGCCACGGGCAAGGTTGTGATAGTAATCAGGTATTTCTCCTGTATTTTGAAATGATTCAAGTTGTTTAAGATGAGCTTCAGTACCAGGAATGACAGTTGTTGTTAGGTCAAAAGTTCCTTGCTGAGCTTGTTGTAGATATTTTCTTCCGTTATTAATTTCTTCAGCAACACGGTGGTCTAGTTCAACATCGTTGCCGAAACCAATTGTGTGATAAAGCTGAGAACGAGTAAATGTATTACCGTCCTTATCTCGCTGTTCTTCACGGACTGATGCAAGTAATTCGAGTTGAGCTTTTCTGGCTAAAGTATGTGCTTGTTCAGCAGAAGCACCATCCATAATATGTCCTTGATACATCCGAGTGTACTCACTACGTACATTCGCAATTACTGTTTGATAACTTGTAGAACCTACATCATCAACACCAACAGCTTCATTTGTAATTTCATTTGCCATAGAAGATATGTGACCTTCTGCAGCTTTAGAAACTCCTGCGGGTGGTTTAGCAAGACCATTAGCCTTAGCCTCGTCAACATTTGTCTGGTACTTTGCTGCTAGTTCAGGGCTGACATTATCTAGGTCTGATTGAATTAGATAACCACGACCTACACCAACTTGCAATTGTGTTTGAATAATACGCTCATCAGCAGCATTATCACGATTTTCAGTACGTGTTAAGTACTCCTTAAAGAATGTAAATTCATGTGGAGCAATTACATAATTAGTATCTTTAGACGCATCCTGCTGCATCTGATAAATTTCTTCAGGAGTAAACCTTACGCCCTGATTTTCTTGTACAATACGATCAAAATCTAATTCCTTTTTACGGATTGCAATTTCCTTAAGTTGCTCATCTTGTTGAAATCTACCTGCACGTATATCAGTTTGATCTTGCTCAAGTTTTGCAAACCTAGGATGATCTTTGAAAGGTTTACCATTGACGATTTCTTCTCCTAAAGCTTCAAGATCAAGAAAGTTACCAGCCTGCCCTTGCTTTCTATTGATCTCAGCAAGCTGCTCTAATGCTCCACCTCTGCCAAGATAATTACCCTGATTGTCTTTTGTATGTCTTACGTTAGATATAAAATTTTCTAATGAACCACCATCAATTAAATTAGCTTCAGCATCACTACGTATAGCTGTTGACTGATCACGATCATTAGCATCTTCAAGTAACTTGATCTCACTGTTCTTAGCTTTGGTATAAGCAGGGATTGCATACTTAGCAATCAAACTTGTAGAGTAATTCTCAGCCAGACCATTTAAGAAGTCAGCACCTTGAGACTTAATGTAAGCTTTTTTCTGCTCAAGCGTTAGATTATTTTCTGCAAAGTAAGCAGCAGAGCTTTTACCTAGATTAGAATTAAAATCATTGACTGCTCCGACAATACCTGACTTTTTAAGTTCAGCAATGTGATAACCATTGAGACGCCGAATGCCTTGAACGACAGACATGCGCTCACCATTTTCTTCAGCCTTACTTACAAGTTTGTCAGTAGCCTTAGTAGACTCATCTAGCTCAGCTTCTAGTTCATCTTGCTTAGCACGAGCAGCATCGAGCTTTTCTTGTGTGTCAATACCTAACTCATTGAAAACAGTAGCTTCGTTTTGGAACCTCTTAATACGTTGTTCTTGTACAGCACCAAGCACGGAACCTAACGTACCTGACAACTTACCAAGTGCTTTCATGTCATCACCAGCACGCTCTGCGTTTAACAACCGTGCCTGATCATTGGCATTTACAGACTGGTTAAAACGATCAATATTTGTCTCTAGTGAATTATGTAAGTCACGTAGTCTGTCTGAATATGCGGGTGTGGGGTCTGGATTAAAATCCCTAGACCCAGATGTAATACCTGAATAAGTCATTAATCCCCTCCGAGTTTCTTACCAGCAGGTGCAAAGCTGTTGTATGTACTCGCACCCTGTACTGCTGCACCAGCCAAACCTGCAACCAGGCCAAGCTTGCTCGGACCTTTGACGAATTCAATATCTTGACTTGGGGCAGGACCAGCACGGTATGGGGTGGCAACTTGTGCAAAGAGTTTCTGTCTCTGTGCATCAGCCGACTTACGTGCCTTATCAACATTACGCTTACTAGCAATATCAGAACGTGTAAGATTAGATACCATCATTCCTCGTTGTCTTCCAATTTCTTTGGCAGCATTTTTTCCATAACTACGAGATCGACCACCTTCTTTAACAGAAGATTCTCCTAGTAACTTTGCAACTAATGTTTGATCAGCAGCAAGATATTGATTGATACGATCGTCTTTGGCTAATTCTTCTTCAGCAGCAAAACCAGCAAAGGCTAGTGCCTGAGCATCTTGTTGACGCTCAACATCCGTTACTGCTTGGTTATATTCTGCTATACCACGTAAATTGGTAAGTTCATACTGACGATTTCTTTGATTTGCTTTGTTAGCAATTGATCTATTCTGAGCTTCAGCTTGCGCTGTGGCATCTTGGTGTGCACCAACTGCACCCAAGGCAGAAGACCCTGCACTCAAAACACCTAACGTTGCACTAACGGGTTCGCACACGGCAAAATTCTATAAAGGTTAAATTGTTTGGCCCATGAGTTAGTTCCCTAAGAAACTTAAAACCCAAGAACTTGAGAAGCTTGAGGTGTGTTGTATTACGTTTATCTGCAATGTTCCAAAGCAACTCTTCAGAGCGGCTTTCGATATAGCGTTTAGCTTCTCGTGCAAACGTAATAGGATATTTAGATATAGCAGGAGTACATAACATCCAGATTTCTCCTTTAGTTCCTACACCTGCGGCACCAGCGATTACTCCTGATGGCACTGTGAAATAAACAGAGTCTGTTTGTTTAGCACCTATAGGAAGGGTAATTTTCGGGTCATGTCCATGTCCCTCCACTACCTCTCTGTAATCATCTGGACGTAAATTACAGGCCACCTCATAGGCAGCCTGCATAGTAATTGGATGGATAAACTTAGACACGTTTATGATTCATAGGAGTGTAATCACCCTCCCAAGTTAATGAATTTAACGAAGCAGGACCTGGATGAGTAGATGTAACGTCAACCCTAAAGTTAGAGTTACGTTGATAGATAGGTACTGTGTAAGAATAATTATCTACAAATGGACCTTTACCTGCTTTGTACCAGTCCATGATTGTCTGATCAAGTACGTTACTAACAACCTGATTATCACGTAGATTGACCTTTGCATTAATCTGAGACACATCACCGTAGTGAAGATGGATACGTTGAATAATAAGAGAGGCAGTTAGATCAGATGTAGTCTTTTCTCCAGCAGTCTTACGGACATAGAATTTAGGAATAGATGCATTGAAGTCAAACAACCATCCAATGATGACTGTCTGTCCGGCGAAGTTACCATGGAATACAAAGTCATTACCACTGACAGACTTGTACTTGTATACAGCCCCTGTATCCCTATCAACTACAGCAGGTGTACCTGTACCAACACGGTTAGGCCAGCTAATAGTAGTAGTATTATCTGTACTGTTGTAAGAACCTGCAGTAATGAATTGAGAAGAATCTAAGTGGATCTGATAATCACGAACATCGCCAAAGAAACCAACACCAGGTACAAAATCATCAACTGTAGTTCCGACATTGCGATCCTGTAAGTTGAGTTCAAGTAATTTGTAATCAGAAGAAACTAGATATAGGTTGTCATCCAAGACAAACAAATAAGCAACGTTATATGGTAATGTCCATTTGTACCAAGCCGTTTGTATACGTTCGGTACCAACAGTAATATATCGATAAAGATAAAGATCTGGGCTACCTTTTTCCGCAAGGAAAATAGTGCTATTCTCCCTACTATTGGAAATAATATTAACAGAGTTAGGTACTAACTTAGAGACAACCTTTGTTTGATCAATAAGCTGCGGCTCACCCTCTCGCTTGATATCAAACATCTCAAACAAACGAGAGTATGTACCAGCAGTATCTAGGAACCCAATGGTTGTTCCTAAGCTAATAGGAGGTGTATCAGGGCTATATCTATAAGTAGATATATTAGATAACTTAGCTGTAGTAGGAGTTAAAGAGTCACTATCTGTATGCAACATAAACTGCTGCGTTTCTCCAAATATAATTAAACCGGTATTAGTTTCGATACAATCAACAAACCTGGTAGGCTGAGTAGAGCTAGATTGAATATCAATAGGATCATTTCCTGACACTACAAGAGCAGTATTGTTAAAGAAATTAAAGATTTCATCAGCCTGACTTAGAATGACATTGTCTTCACATAAGAACCCAAGACGGTTTCTATGAAAGAAAGTTTGTGAAATCTTTTTGTCTAAGAAAGTAGGAAAGGGATTGGTAGCATCATCACCTACTGCTCTTGTATCCCAAGTAATATAACTAACTTGGAAGCTACCATTAGCTTGACGCTGGATCTTAATTGGTAAGGTTTCTTGATTCAGTGTGGTGAATACATCAACACCAGATGATGAAGGCCGAACTGTTTCTTCCCAGCTACCAGGACCATCTGCATTATTTTGACCAACAAATTTAAGATAGAAGTCATCTTCTTGCGAGTCACTACTGTTAACAATTTTAATGACCATACCATGTTTACATTGCCTAGGTAGTTCAGTAACATCATTTACCTCTGTAGAAGTAATCCTCCAAAGATCAGGTTGAGCTGTAGTTACATTAAATGCACTAGTATGGGATAAAAAGAATCCATTACCAATCTTTTGTACATTTGGAGTAAGGCTAGTATTAGCTAGATCAATGTCAAGAACAGTATCAGCAGAAATAGTTTGGTTGGCATCAAAGCTTGTGGGTGTAGGTCTGAAGGTACCAAGATCTAATTTAGTTTTAACAGGTAGAACTTCTTCAATACGTATCGTATGGGTAACATTCTTAAGAACAACTGTTACGTCCGTACCAGCGGCATAGTTATTACCACCATGTAAAAGCTCAACATTTGTATTATATACTCCAACATAATCGTCACCATCAATTTGCTCTCCAGCAAATTTAGAAACCTGTACCTGTCCAGTAACAGTAAGACGAACAGTCAGGCCGGATCCTGGAGTTGCACCATTATCGATTTCAAAAATACCTGATCCTTGATATGGCAATCTGGGATCCAAATCATAATATGGTCCATCATAGGTACCTAAAGTTCCATTTCCTCCTCTAAGAGTTGTCACTACTTCACCTGTTGGGTCCGTAATTTGGCTAGTCATTCCAGTTTTATAAAAAGGAGAATCAGCCGGTGTTTTCAGACTGATTTTAGTAACTACACCCCTTGAAGAACTACCACCAACATATGCATCTGCAGCACCAGGACTAGCTACATCAAAACTATATTCACGACCATGTGCGATTTGTCGAAGCTCAACAAAGGTTTGGAAGTTTTCATCAGGTGATGTTCTTCCTACTAATGCTGCACGGGTTTGAGACTTAGCAGTTGTTTTTGCAGTATTAACAGTAGTGTTAGTAGCAAAGGTAGTATCAGCAACAGTGAGGAATTTAAGATCTGATGCTGATGTATGGGAAAGATATGACGATACATTGCCACTGACAGAAACAGCGGTGCCATCACTGACTTTCCATATATTGACAGAACCATTGGTCTGTACCTGACCTATATATGCACCTTCAGATTCGTCACGATAATAACTAAACCAAGAACCAGTACTGGTAGCACCACTCAATGAATTTAGATAGCGTGAACCAGGACGTTTGACTAAACCTTCTGTAATGTCTGGTACACCATTCAGTAGATCTTTGACCTGACCCGGAAGCATTAGCTCATCAGGTTGCTGTGAGATGCCACCTGTAAAGCTTGGAATTGTTTGAGTGATACTTGTCATTAGCGCCTTAGTGCATGGTGAGGTTTATATGCTTGATAGGACGTGCCATCTGGCCAACCCATAAAGGTGTGATCGCCTTGATCACATTCGTAGTCCATACAAGATGCACGTGACTGTGCCTCCTGTGAACCGAGTAGCTGTACTAGTTGAGGGTTGGCAACTAGTTGAGTAGCAGCACGACCTGCTGCACGGAGAGTGATGTACCGTTGAAATACAGACGGCAAGTCGTTGAACTCATACAGAGTTACTACGTCTAGATACAGGTCAGTAGTAAAGACATCGGTATGGTTGTACTTGTCATAAAGACGACCATTCCTTTTAACTACATCTGTAGTCTTAATGTTCTGACCATCAGTAACATCATATCTAATTACGTTAGGGGCAATGATGTAATACCCATTAACATCAGGTGAATACTTATAGTTATATTCAGTATTAAAAGACCAGCCTTCATTCTGTACATCAATGTTCACTTCACGCAACAAGTTATGAATGAATGAAATCTCAGGGTTAGTAAAGTCAAGAGTATTGACTGGGGCTTGACCGATACTCCCCAGAATTGAGTTGACTGCGGATAGTTCGGTATCGAGTGAAATCGTAGAGGGAGTAGTCATATAGTTAAAAAAAAGGGACCCCGAAGGATCCCTGTAAAGTAATAATCAGAATGCAGAAGGAGCAGTCGCAGTGCCTGCAAACAGTTCTACACAAGCAGCAGGGTTCAGATAATCTGCACCACAGGCCATGCGGCCCAGGAGCACGTCACCTTGATAGATGACACTTACATCACCACTGGTGACTTGTACTTGAGGACCAATTGCCTCAACAACACCAGCACCTTCCTTTTGGAAGATCAGACCGCAGGAGTTAGAGCCAAGCTCAGCCGCGGTACCGTAATCGTTGTTGATACCAGTAGAAGCAGCGGAAGCATTTTCAGCAGCCACTCCAACAAAGTCACCGGTGTTACCAGGTGAAGTAACGCCAGGGTTTGTAGCAGAGCCAGAGCCATACTTAGTACCGTAGTTGCCAAAGAACGGGATGTTCATTGACTTGAAGATCTTGATGCCAGCGATCTCAACGATGCCTTGGCCGTTCTGCAGGGCGGTTCCCTGTACGTCACGGTTTACAAGACCATTGGATCCGACAGCTTGGATCAGTTCGTAGTACTGACGTGGGTTCAAAACACCGCAACGTCCGTCGCTACTGACACCCTTCTCATCCATCGCAGCAGCGGCGTCGTAGAAGGCGGCAACAAGGTTGCCTGCAACATAAGCATCAGAAGCGTTAGCAGTTGCGCCAACACGAATCTGAGTACCACCAGGTTCTGCAAAGTTAGAAGCAGAGACAGGAGATGCAGCACGTGCGCCACGGGTAAGAGCACGGAAGATCAGACGGTCATACTTTTCAGCAAGTGCATAGCCGATCTTCTTAGAGATCTCGCCACGCAGCTCGTAGTGAGCAAGAGTTTCATCAAGCTCATACACGAACGCTGAGCTAATCAGAAGATCATCAATTGTGATCGTCTTCTCAGCCACTGGAGGTGCACCGTCGGTGTTACCCAAGATGCTATTTCCAGGCGTATGGAATTCAGATGTCATACGACCGGTGTAGATGAACTGCAAAGATTTGCCGTTCTTAAGTGTACGCTTCATGACCATGTCACGAGCGATTGTGTTATTTTGGAACCCTTTAAACATCTCGCCACTGAAGAGCTTGAGATAAAGAGCACGCTTATCACCTGCAAGGTTAGCCTGGCCTAGCTGTACTAGCTGAGCGGGGTTAACCGAAGACTGTTGAGCCATTGTAAATAATTAAATAAAGTAAATGTTGATATAACCTATTCAAGATCTTGAAATTTTTTGTGGTCTATTCCCACCGTCTAGACGGCAAAGGGTATCCTCCGTAGAGGGCCAATGCCAATTGCTAAGGGAGGATTTGCACCTCCCAATGACAGAACTACTTAGCGGCTTTTAAGGTAA